TTTGATAGGCTGCCAAGGCATCGAACTCTCCCTCCACTACGGTTATGTATTGACCACCAGTAGGGAACAGATGCTGACCATACAGTCCAGCCTTCTTCCAATCCCCACCAATCTTGAACTGCTTGTCTGGATACCTAGTCTTCACAGCCACTAGCTCACCTTGTGGTGTGTGATAACCAAACAATACATTGCCAGCTTTCTGCTGGGCTGAGTACGCCGACATGGTATCGGCAGTTAGACCCCTGTCCTGAAAGCCTCTGTATGGCTCTGTGAAGGCCGCTTTGTCGAACCCTTGTCCGGGCACTACTCGTTCCTTAATGTTGCTCACAGAGCCTCCTGTGGCCTCTGACGGGGTGAACTTAGCACAAGCAAAACAATAACTGGATCCATCCTCGTTGTAAGACAACGCATCACTAGAACCACAGTCATCGCACTCTTGGTGTAGCTTTACGAATGCCATCAGTGTATCGACTCCTCTTCTCCAAACAGACTGGTGTATTGCTCAGTTATCTCTTCTTCGCTGAGTTCAGATAACAACTCACGCTGACTCTGGATAAACATATTCATCAACGTGCTGGCTGGTACGTGAAACACACCATATTCAACTAGCTCCTCAATCATCTGGTCTTTAGTCATATGTAGTTCCTATGTATTAGTAATAGTATTAGTAATAATATTAATACTTAGTTATCTATATAGAGAGTATAACACATTTCAAAAGAAAAAGGTAATGTACTATTCACACTGTTTAACTCTCCGTCCCTGCTCACCATAGTACTCCTCAACTTCCATCTCAAGTAAACACAAAAACTGTTCCAGTTTACCTGATCGTTTGAGTTTCCACAGTGCTCTGCGTTCGATGTTGCGTACTGATTCACGCGAGATGCCCAACACCTCTGCTATCTGCGCGTGTGTCATACCGTCTCTCACCCTATGTCGCTCCCTAAGAGATTGGTTAGTTCATAAATGTAACAGAAGTTAGTAGGCACTAGCTTACCATTGACACCTTCGTAGATAGTCCACTTGTCAAAGGGTTTCTTCTTGACGCCCTTTCGCACGACATACTTCACTCCATCCTCTGGTTTGAAGTCACCTAACCTTTTGACTTTCCTCCATATTTCCATGTCATGTTTACCAAAGTCTTCATCAGGCATTATGTGATACGTCATACCTCAACACCTCCAAAGGCTTCGTCTAATTTACGGTACACGTTCTCCGTCCAGTCGTTTACGCTGTAGTCAGAGATTACAATCATAGGCTCACGCTCAGAGCCGTTGTTGTAGATCAACGAGAACCACCCACGACAGTTACCGTCCTTGTCGTATGCCTCAAGCTGATCCATGTCAGTCTGCGCTAGGTTCTTCAGGATGTGTAGTTTGTTACTACACCCCTGCACAGCCAGCTCTTCACCGTCCCAGATAGACACCTTACCATCATCCCACAGGCATATGTCTACCAGCTTCTGAAGCACAGGCCGTTCACACGGTGCTGCATACTCTGGATACTTGTTGTCGAATACAACTACCATCAGCTTCTCTCCTCCATGTCATCTGCAATAAGATCATAAATGTAAGACGAGTTGAACCAATCAGTAACAGGCTGACCACGTACTCGGATGAAGTAATCATCAACCATACCTGTCGTCTCGTCAAACGAATACTTGACCGTGGCACATACTGTCATCCACGGGCAGTCAAGTTCTGTGTCAAACGTTCTGTGTATCATTGCTTCCCTCCAACACACTTATCATTCGATCAAGGTGTTCCAGCGCCGCTGTCTTACCCAAGGCCATGCCGTGCATGAAAGATCCTAAGCTAGTATCAAACCTATCACGCTTGTACTTACGCATCTGTCTCAGGTTGTCAGCCTTCAGATCACGCAAGTTTTGTCTGAAGTTACGCAGCTCTACCAGTAGATCAGGACTCATGTGTAGTCTCCTCCTTCTGTTCGGTGATTACAGTATGGTTCAACGCCAACAGATCGTCAACTCTCTGCTTCAACTCCTTGATCTGGTTCTCCTTGGCAGTCAGGTTACGCACCTGAATCTCATGACCAAACTGGTACACATCCTTGACCAGTTGCAGTGCAGTCTCCACCGTGAGTATGTTCGACACCTTCTCCAAGAACAAAGAGTCATCCATACCCTCAAGCATATGCTCAAGAATGTCACCATCACTGTAGCCCCAACCCTCCATCATGTCGAGGGCATCACTGATGTTGTCAGGCTCCACGTACTCCATGATCTCTTCGTCATAATTATTAAGATCAATCTCTGTGGTTACTTCAATGTAACTATTTCTCCAACCCATGATATTTCTCCTTAAATGTTAAACGCATTTAACTACTTAACGTGCTCGACAATGACTGATGCCGTGTCGAACTTGTAGCACAACTGGCAGTCGATACACTTCTGCCCCGTGCAGTTAGCGTCACCACGATACTTTGTCGTGACGTTGTTGAACACGCGATGAAAACCACGAGGTGGCTTACGCATCACGCGATCAATCTTCGGATTACTGTAAACAAGAATCATATTCTCAGGTACATGATGCCTGTTCGGACGCACTATGTCAACTCGCTTAGTCCACAGTGCAAACGTACAGTGACCATTACTCTCCGCTATGTCACACAGATTGAGGAAGTGGGTGTCATTGATAAGCTCTCCGTGACCATGAAACCGCACGAATGCAGCGTTGATCTTGGGAATGTCAACACCCCTATCACTACTAAGTATGTCACTATTGCGCTGGAATGATGGTTGACAATTCTTACGATAGGTACTCAGCATCCGCTGGCTGTAGCACATCGTACAAATATTATCTTTCCCACCACTCTCATACTGCTTGACACAGTACGCGTTGGTTGCCGTGTTGGTATTGATGGCAGGAATACCCGCCAACTTACCACTCATCTTGGATACACTGACCATCATCGTAACTTCAACAAGCAGTAGTCGCTCGACCCATCATCAATACGGTACAAAGAGTATCGACCTTTGAGGTATGCGCTTGCCGCCGCTGATGCCCTGCCATGATGCTCTTTCGGTATACGTATCCAATCGTTTCGCGTCATTGTCTCGAACAAGTCGCGCCAATAGCTACCGCGACCGCGTACGTTAAGTGGGTTTGGTGCCTCGGTTTTATTAATCGTGTACATATCATCATCTCCTTTGTTAAACGCATTTAACAATCGCTGTTATGACCGGACGTTATAGCCCGACCGTGTATATATTATCGCACAGCATATGGCCCATGTCAAATTAGAGGCTCTGTATGGCGCTGTGAGCGACGTTATCGCGGGTAATGGTAGGGTATAGGGTGCTGGTATAGCGTCGCTGAGAGAGCGATACAGGCAGGATTACAGGCATAAAAAAACCCCACCATTTCTGGCAGGGTTTTGTTGGTGCTGGTTTGGCTAGTCTTCGATTATCTCAAAATACCCGATGAGAATAAGACCGGCGATGATGAGCGGCCATGCGATGTCAGGGTTCATTTAGCGATGACCTGCGCAATGAATGCGAGCATTTCGTCATTTGTCAGACCGTATTTGTCACTGTGGCCTTTCTTGATGCATTCGTCCCACCATGCTTGCAATGCGCTTTGGGTTTCATTGGTGCCGCTATCACCGTCGCCTTCGGGCTCGGCATCGTTAGCCGCGTCAGACTTGTTTGGTGGTACTCTGAGAGCTTTTGATAGCGCGTCAATGCCTACCGACTTCAACATGGCTTTATCAAGTACCTTGCGACCATCGCCGGGCTTTTTGAGTTTGTGATAGGTGTTGAGCTTTTCATCTGTCGCGGTCAATACCTTCAGGATCGTTCGCACCATGCTTTTCTGCGCGCGTTTTGATCCGTCAGTGCCCGTTAACGTCTCCGCGTATCCGTCGCAGAACGCGTCGACATCTTGCTGAGTGCTGACTGTTTTGGCGTGCTCTAAAAGTGCCGGAGCGATGCGCTTGTCATGAGCCAGTTTAAACTCGGCAAACCTTTGTCCTGCCATGCGAACGTCGGCGAGTACGTCAGTTTTTACATTAGCTGAATTTGTCATGTCATATACCTTTGAATAGTCAGTGGGATATACCACCATGCATAGAGTGTGAATGAATAAAACGGAAACGTCAACAACTTTTTTATTGTTAAACGCATTTAACATTGATGGCCATCAGAGTCTCTGAATCGCTCTCTGACGGTCGTTAGTGTTGGGCCTATGTAGCACCTTCCCAGACTCTCATTCTCGCTCACACAGCATTGCCTGTATAAATATCCAGTACTGTATATCTGTACAGCGTTCTATTTTGGCACCGGGGGAGGGATTTTGCAGTGCTACGCGGCGGTGGTACCACACAGACACAAAAAAGAGTCAAATTAGGCCATGGTAGTTGTTGTTAATTGTCCTTATATATCAATTTGTTATAAAAAAGTAGTCTGCACTGTAAATGCACAGGTAATCTGCACTGTAAATCTAGAGTTTTTCCCTACAAACTGTAAATATTTCTCCTTCTACATAGATTTATCTTGACTTTCATAGAAAAGTATGTTATAATATTAACTATAATGTAAGATAACAAACAACAAGTATAAGAAACAAACCTAAAAGCCTACTAGGTAAGGATCTATACAGTATGGATAACGACACAGAACGTAAGAATCCTGTTGGTCGCCCAAAGAAGTCTTCTGTTTCTAGTAAAAAGAAAGGTTCTAGAGGAGCAGTTGGTCGTCCTAAAGGCGATGCAGCCATAATTAACGAGTACAAAGCTCGTATGTTGAACTCACCACGCTCTCGTGCAGTCATGGATGCAATCTTTGAAGCAGCCACAGACCCTGACCATAAAAATCAAGCGGCAGCTTGGAAGCTAGTAATGGATCGTATTCTTCCTGTTGCTGCATTTGAAAAGGATATAGTAAAAGATGCGGGAAGAAATGCAATACAGATTAACATCACTGGTGTTGGAGCTACGTCTATTACGCAGGGAGTTGAAGAGACAAACCAAGAAGAAGATACAGTTGTTGCAGTCCAAGATCCGCGAGATTAAGAACGATATACAACAACTAATACATGAACTATTTCAATAAAGCAGAGTTTGACTGTCAACATACAGGTGAGAACCGTATGGAGCAGGCTTTTTTAGACAAGTTAGATGCACTCAGGGAAGCCTGCGGGTTTCCTTTTGTTATCACCAGCGGCTACAGAAGCCCTGACCACCCGATAGAGGCTGTAAAAGAGATACCGGGAACACACGCGCAAGGCATAGCAGCAGACATAAAAATAACTAACTCTGCTCACCGGTATACGATAATAAGAGAAGCCTTAGCACACGGCTTTACTGGTCTAGGGGTCGC